GATTATCCTGATTGTCAGGATTAGACACCCGAGCCATGTAAGCTACATTCCAATCACCTCCCGGTGTTGCCCAGATCAATTTCACTTGGGACATATTGTTTTCCTTCCTCAATGGCTCGTTTCAGTGCCTCAATGATTGCAAAGCGCATCAGTGATGCTTGTTCCTCAGCCGTTAGATCAAAGGTGTAGTCAGCAGAACCGTCTTCATTCTCTTTAATCAGGTTTACTTCCATTCCTAAACTCCTTCAGGAACCAAGCAGCATCCACGATGGCTAGTGGCCTGCACTGATTCTGTTTGATGATCACCAGTGGCTCATGCGTACCATGCGCTGCTGCCTGTTTGTAGAAGTCATAGACAGCAATCTTAGCAAGGTTCTTACACTCCACCTGGAACGGGTACTGCTTGCGTGCAGCAGGAGACAGTTTAACATCCTCACCACCGGCACCCATGCTGGTGCTCCTGATGTCGTCAGGCTCTAAACCCTCTCCGTACTCCAGCATCTTGTCTACAACCCACTTCTGTAGGATTCTACCCTTATTCTTGGCGCTACTTGGCTTCATTTAGCGTCCTCTGGAACTGGTATAGAAACTCTCCGAAAGTGTTTACAAATTCCTCATCATGCCCGTTCTTGCCCATCGTGAACAGAATGGCATGTACAAGCTCATGGTAAAAAGTGGCTTGTGAATTCTGCTCAGACATACCCGCACGAATGCGGATCGTGTGTTGTTCAGAATCACACAAGCCTTGCTCAGTAAGCCCCTCTGTCCTAACTACTTTCCAGTTGCAGCCTGCAAGGGAAAAGGTGGCAACCACATTTGCCCCGGAGTCCTTTGCAGCCATAGAAGCTGACCGTTTTCGATCAGTCTTTCCTGCGACATTCCGGCTTCTTGATACAGTTCCCACACTTGGGATAGCATCTCCTGTTCCGTCTGTTTGTCGTTTAACCATTTCCCTGCCTTTACTGGCCCTATCTTGGGCACGCCTTCGATGTTGTCTGTTCTGTCCCCAATCAGCATTTGCTTGTAGAAGTTCCTGAGTCCTTCGATTTCTGACACTTCGTAGTGCAAATCCTTGTTGGGATTGTAATGCTTCCCCGGTAACTGATCCAAGTCTTTATCGACATGGACGATGATAGCTGAAGGGTCTTGGGCAGAAGCGATAGCCACAGCATCATCAGCCTCTATACCGTCAGTCATTTCAGCACCTAAACGCTTAACCAAGACATCACGAAGATAGTCGTAATGCTTTGGCTTCTTCATGTCCTTCCGATTGCCCTTGTAAGGCACCGTAACAGCAACCTCATTGCGATAGTTAGACTTGCCGGTGATGTACGCTTTGTAGTCATCAGCCTTGCAGTTGATGTACACAATGTCCGTAAACCACTCGACAAGCCTAGCCCGTGCAATCTTCTCGTCTACATCCTCAGACGCGAATCCGATTCTGTAGACGAAAACATCAGCATCAACGATAACCTTAGAGGATGTCATCCGAAGTATCTTCAGCAACCTTGCCATCAGGATTGTACACCTTAAGCTCGGTCACGATCAGTTTCACGATAGAAGGAGCAGCACCGTACTTAGCTGACATCTTATGACGGTACGAGGATACCAGTGCTACAACCTTGGTTCCGTTACCGATCTTGCCGATGTCAATCGGGTTGCCCTTCTCGTCCACAGGCTCAAACACATATTTGCTTTTACCCACCACATACTTGCCCATCGGATCACGCTCTTTGATCTGGATTCCCAGTTCCTTCAAAGCCTCGCAAGCCTTGTCAGACAGGGCACCAAGAGTGCATTCATACTTGGTGTTATCCTCGTTGAACTTCGTGTTGAAAGTGTTCATGAAGTTTGCCCAGAACAGTTGACCGGACACTTTGACAGGCTTGATAGATTCGCTCATACTCATTTCCTTTATCAGTTGTTGGTGCGCCAGGAGGGACTCGAACCCTCACGCCTTACGGCAGGGGATTTTAAGTCCCCTATGTCTACCTATTCCATCACCAGCGCAGTGTTTCACTCAGCAGCTTCAGTCTCGGGTTGAGGAGGCTGCTGAGCATTGGCTTGCTCAACGATCTTTTGCAGCAGCGGGAATGCTCCGGTCTTGCTAGGAAGCTCACCGAGCACATTCACGATAAACTGCACTTCATTGGGTTCAAGGTTCAGGTTCATATCATCCTTTCTGTTGTTGATACTATTATTGTAACACAGTTGGATCAAGGTCTGCATAAAGACCCTGCACTCCACTCAGGTAATCTAGACAGCCATAAAGCATCATTCCTGCTTCATCTAGCGTCAGATTATCGCTGATCTTAAATTGTAACTCATCATCTGTTAGGACGAGCACAATAAACTTCTTGTCAGTGTGTTTCTGCCCAATTTCGTCCAATTTTATATTCTCCGTCTAGGGGACACCTAAGCTTGAAGTGTTCCCCTGCCTCGATAATGGACTGGCGAGCAGCCCTGCCAACCTCGTCAGCATGTGCTTCAGCGGCTTCAATCTGCCACTCATCATGCACATTGGCTACGAACTTAGCATTCCACTTGTTGTCCTTGATCTTGTCAGCCAACAAGACCAAAGCCTTCTTCATCACAATCGCTCCAGCACCCTGGAGTAAGCTGTTAAGTGCTGCATGTTCAGAGCGAACCCATATCTTACGACCATCAAGCCCCGGTACAAAGCCCTTGCCTGCATACTTGGATACCGTATCTCGTAGCTTCTTGAGGGCCGGGGTCGCTTCAAGGAAGGAATCGATAAGTCTTTGACCGTCCTTAGCCGACCCACCAACAATAGCACCGATCTTCGCTGGCCCCGCCCCGTAGAGGAAAGCGTAGATGAATGTCTTTGCTTGATCTCTTGTCTGTAAGCCTGCTGCTTTTTGATTCTTCGTGTGGACATCAGTTCCGTCCTTGGAAGACCCTTCCACAACCGTCTTGACATAATCCTGATCCTTCATGTAGTGGGCAAGCATACGAAGCTCTAGCCCTGATGCGTCACAACCAACAAGCACCCGTCCAGGCTCTACAGTCCAGCATGCTCGGCACTCAGCCCCATAAACAGAACCATGATTAGGAATCTGTGCCATGTTAGGGCTTTGATGCGTCATGCGGCCTGTTACAGCCCCGTTAGTGATCACCTTACCGTGTACCCGTCCATCAGAGCCTACAGCCTCAATCCAAGACTCGATCTGAGCAACACGCTTCTGTAACATCAGGTACTCAGCAATCATCTTAGCCTCGGGATAGTGCAGCTTGGACAGGATGCCTTCATCAACCATCGGCTGTCCTGTCTCAGTGAACTTGTCCGGTTTCCAGCCTAGCTCGATCAGCTTTTCTCCGATTTGCTTTCTTGAACCTGGGTTGAAAGTAACCAGCAGCGGCTTGAGTTTCTTTCCTGTCTTTTCGCTGATTCTCTCGACTTCGTAGGAAGGCCATCGTTGTTGCATTGACTCATATACTTCTGCCATTCTTCCTTTGATGTCAGCAAGTAGCACGGTTGCGTAAGGTATATCAAGTTTGAATCCATTGCGTTCCTGCTGTGAAAGTATTGCAGCCACACTGTGCTCTAAATCGATAGAGTCCTGACTGAACTTCTTACTCTCTAGCTCAGTGAGCAGCTTCTTGTATAGCCTCTCAGTAACTTCAACATCGGCTATGCAGTACTCTTCAAGCAAAGCCATGTCAGGATGGTCAAAGCATTCACCTTTGTAAGCTTGCTTCCTACCCTGTAGCTGTTCCCAACGATCTGCATAGTCAATCTTTTCCTTCCCCAGTGTCTTGCCCCATGCTTCGAGGCTGTGGCCTTGTTCGCGTGACGGATCGAGCAGTCGAGACAGAATAAGCGTGTCTGTCACTTTCTTCAATCCAATCTTCGTTTTCCATAATCTGTTTAGGATCGGTGCATCGAAACCGATTATGTTGTGTCCGATCAGTGATGTAGCGTCCGCGATATAGTCCCAAAGGCCGTTTGCTGCTTTCCATGTCTTGATTTCGCCTGTATCAATGTTCTTAGTGATTGCCAAGTGTATCGTATGGTGATTCATCGATGTTTCGATGTCGATCACGATTCGCTTGCTCATACTTTGCTTTCAGTTCTTCGTATTGGTGGATCAGTAGCTGGTATTTGTCTTGTAGATCGTTGTATTTACCTTCAAGTTCCCACACCCGACTGATCAACTGTTCAACGCTGATCATTTGATTCCCACTATCTTTGTTAATACTGCGCGTAGTTCATCTCGCTCTTTCCACAATCGTTGGATGGCGTCTGACTTGCGTTCTAGTTCAGCGTGTAGTCGTCTAACTTCTTCTTGCTCCTTTCGGAGTTGTACTACAATACCCGACCCATCCACGCGATCATCATGGGCCATACATCCACGCTCTGCACACTCGGGTGCAACGACCATAAATGGCTCATCCTCAGGCTCGGCAATGGCTGCGCGGAGGGCCTCCTTCGCTTCATAGAACTCATGCGTGTCGGCCCTGTACATATGGTCATCCATTTCCTTAAGCGCCCGCTGCGCGGCTTGTCGTAGGTTGCTCATAGTGTTTCCTCTTCTACCTCTATCATTCTACCAGTTTCTGTATCAAAACGCAAGTGACACGCAGGACCAGTAAACCCATTGAAACGATTCTTAGCTACTGCTACTTTAGTTGTATGTCGTTCAATCTCGTCTTCTGCCATGCTGTTACGCTCCAGCGTGATCACTGCATCCGACAACTGAGCAATGGCACCCGAGCCCCGAAGCTGTGACAAGGAAACTGCTTGTCCATCCTCGTGCCCTGCATTGCCATTCGGACGGCGCAGGTGCGATACACAGAACAGGGTGATTCCTAGCTCCTGTACCAGTGTACGCAATCGCGTCATCAGGTTGTCAATAGCCTTTCGCTCATCGTGCAAGTCCTGACCTGAGACAACAATAGAAATATGGTCAAGAAACACCACGCGACAGTCAAGCGCCTTAGCCATATAACGGATTCTGTTGACCACATTATCAAGTTCAAGACTGCCAAAATGATCAAAAAGGAATACACGACCTGTTCCGAGAGTGGCATCGAAAGCCTCCTTCAGTTCTTCCTCTGTAACCTTCGTGTCAGGTAAGTGCAGCATCTTGTTGGCATGAACTGACATGATGCTACGGGCTGTCTTGCGTACAGACTCTTCCAGGAACATTGCACCGATCTTGAAATCTGTTGTTTTTAGGATACAGTGCAGGATTTCACGCAAGAATTGAGACTTACCAAGACCTGATCCGGCAGTGACTGTTACCAGTTCACTTGTACGGATTCCATACAGCAGCCGATTCAGCCCCTTGAACGGGTATTGCGCCTCAGCAGGCTTCTCAGGATGTCGAATATCTTCCCAAAGATCAGCCGCCTGTACGATACCGTCCGGTATAAAGACTTCTGCACGCCACCATTCATTGACGAACTCCTTACCAGCCCCCGCAACCAAGTAGTCACACGCATCTTTGTACCCTGCTAGGTGTTTAACAATCTTTGCCTTAGAACCAAACAGTTCTGCTACTTCCTTGGCTGCCTTGCGTCCTGGTTCATCAGCATCAAAACAGACAACAATAGTCTCAAAGCTGTTTAGCCACTCAAACTGGGCTTTGCAGTCCTTCAGGGCTGCTTGTGCACCGTTACGGATCGACACAAACGGCCATTGGCTCCCGGCCATCTGATAGGCTGCAAGTGCGTCTAATTCGCCTTCTGTGATGGTGACATACTTGCCCCCTGAGTGGAACAGGTTCTGTCCAAACAATCGGGCCTTGGTGAACTCACCCTTGATGCCGAATGACTTGTTTTCTGTGTTCCTGACTTTGTAGGCAACGGTACTGCCAGACTCATCAGTGTACGGATAAAAGTGTTTGTTACCATCAATTGTGACTCCATACTTTTCACATGTTTGTCGTGAGATTCCACGGTCAGTGATCGGTTGAACCTGTCCAGGAACCTTATCAGGCAGTGTGCTCATAGCTCTAAAATAGTTGATGTGATCTCGTTCGTGGTCTAGTTGGTGTTCATCGTGGACAGTCTTGCCACATGCAAAGCAGTGGAAATGTCCATCATCGTAGATTGCTCCAGCATCAGAACTGCCACAGTAAGGGCACTCTACATGCTTTAGGAACTTGCTTTCTTGTCTCAATCCCTGCTCCTAATGAGGTTGGCTATGCAACCTCCATAGTTTGTGTTTGGATGGGCACTGTCCCATTTCTTTGCAACCTTCGCGCATTCCTCACGCTCATGCGCAGCGACAAGCTTGGCAAAGTGCTGATATTGTTCTAGTGTTTTTAAGGTAAAATCCAAAGGGTCTTCATTTGGAAGTGTAAAGACTGTTTCCTGTGCTAGTTGGATCACAGTTTCCTTATCCATCTTTCCTCCCGATAGGCTTAGCCAACAACCAGTTTTCACCTAGAAAACGCACAGATTTGACCCATTTTCGCATGTTTGCCCTGTTCAATTCCATAGGAACATCAGGGTTATTCCATGCTCTGCGTACTTTCTTCAACAATCGAATGTTCATGTTGCAAGTTTATACAATCCAATGTTAGCGAATGCGTAGCCAAGGTAGCAGATGAACATAGGCATATTGCCTTTGTATGCCTGCTCCAAGGCCACACCGAGATAGATCAAGCCCGTTAGGGCAATCAGCCATGCACTCACGGTTCATCCTCGTAGACTAGCCTGCCCTCCTCGATAGCCTCAGCCATCATGCTATCAAGCTCGTACTGGTGAGCAATACAAGCCTGCGACAAGCCCTCTAGAACCTTGTCAGAGAGCATATTCACAAGGTCGTAGCCGCCCTCATCGACAAAGACAGACACAAGTTCCACGGTGAACCCTGGCAGGCCCTCATAGTAGACTGTGAAAGGCACATCATCGAATGTGGTTTCTATCTTGATTTCCATCAGTTTGCTTCCTCAGTGTCTTTTAGCCATACCCAGTTCAGCAGCTTGCCGTAGCTGCTGTTGTCTGCCCTAGTCCACAGAATGTCACCACCTGTGAGCCTTTCCATACGGAAACAGACAAAGACATCTCCAACCCTGTCAGCATACCACAGCAGTGGGTCAGAGCATTTCACAATCCGAAAAGCATTCATTCATTGATTCCTGAGTAAAACACAAGGCCAATCAGCCACAAGACAACCCCAAGCCAAAGCATTAGACTTCCTCCAGGATGCCCATAGCCTTAGCGACATCATCATACCTGCGGTTGATAGCAGACAAAACATTATTGTACCCGTAAACGGTCATTAGGTCAACCACTGAGAGGATTGTATGCTCATAGAATGCTTCCTCCTGGGCTTGTTGGTGCTCGGCTTGCGCCTGTGCATCGTTGAAGTCTTCGATCTGAGACATGATAAATTCCTTGATTTTGGACACAATTAGACCTTTTTAGTTACATTAAAGCAAAGTTACATTATAAGTACATTATTAATGTAAATATTAATGTATCATTCGTTTATGTCTTCGCTATATAGACTATTGTAGTCTTCACTTTCGGGGTTGTCAACAATATCCGAGCAATTTGCTAGGTCTTCCCGTGTGATGGTCGGAATGACCACTGTCTGATTGATCTCTGACAGGCAAGCGTTACAGGTGTCCAGGTACTCACCTGTAAAGGCATGCTTCCGGGTTGATTCATAGTCGTTTAGGTTCTTGTCACAGCATACGCAACGAATTTTGGGTTCCTCTTTTCTTTCAAGTGTTGTATTTTTACAACAGTGCTTCTTCCCATGAATCATCGATCCTGGGCTGTTTTGGGTAAATGACAGGTTCCAGGGGTTGACCTTTGTATGTCGGGAAAGGCCACGATTCTAGCCCTTGAACACGCTTCAGGGGTTTATCCCCTTCCCCGACCCAAGATAAAGCCTCTGAGAGCGTTTTAGACCCCTTCCCGGGCCTTTTCTGATCTGTTTGTTTGTCCATCTTTAATCCTTTCAATTCGATAGAGCCCGGCAGGGTTACCGTCTGCGTCTAGGATGTCATTCAACAATGCCCACATTTGGGCCTGTACCCGATCCAAGGATCGATAGGCAATGATGCCCGATGTTTTAAATTTGACTAGGTACATGTTAGAACCTCCAAGCAAGTAAGACACCAAGGCCAGCGAACACAGCCACCAGTAGGATAGCATCAAGCAGGGTTGACCCTGTAAAGGTTGATTGTTTCATTGTTTATCTCCTCAACGGCAAGCCCAAAGCTCTGCAAGGGCTTCATCTAGGCCGATGTTATCATTGAAGGCTGCGGTGGCCTTATCAGCCCACCAGTGGCCCTCGACAATGCCCTTACGGGTATCAATCCAAATATTAGGCCCACCGAAGGCCACCAGCACCCGTGCGCCTAGATAGTCTCCACGGCCATTGACCACATACTCAATGTCCAATGCATCTTGAAGATAATCGAAGGCGCTGAACTCTTGCCCGTCAATGTTCTTTTCTTCGGGGTCAAATCCCTCGGTGAGTGTCTTAGCGATAGACTGCACATGGTTCAGAATTTCTTGCATGATGCTTTCCTAGCGTTTGCCCATGATGGGCGGTGCAGGGCGACAGTGCCCACGATAGCACACCCTTCGATGTGCTAGGTGTGGAAACTGTCAACGACCATGCAACCAGTCTTCGGCCTCCTGGAGAGTCTTCCACGGTTGAC